TATCCACTACACATGGCTACGATTGAAGAAAAGAGTAAGAGCTACTTTAATTCCCGTGTGATTATTTGCACCTCTAACGTAAGTGTGGACCAAATTAGACCTGAGTCCATTGCATGTAGAGAAGCTGTGAGAAGGAGGTTTGATCTTGTAGGAGAAGTTCAGGTTTGCCCACAATTTGCTCGAAGAGGAGAAGATGGGAATGTTTATCTCGATAGAGGTAAAGTCGAGCGTATTACTGGGTCCCCAAAACCTTCGTTGGACGTTTATAAAATTTCTGTCAGAGATCCCCTTACTGGACGCTTGTTGGAAAATGAGCCACTCTCATATCATGAGTTTTCACGTTTGGCTTTGCAGAAGTACCGTGATAGGTTTACGCGCTCTGCAACGATGCAAAAGTTTCTTCAAGAGTATGCCGACACTCCCCTCGTTGCGCAAGTACTCACCGCCACTGAAGAGGAAAAGTGGTTGAGTGAATTAGACACCGAAGTGAAACTCATTGGAGTGCAAGGCATGACGAGTTGGACGGGACAACAGATTGTGGATTTCATGGAGATATATCCTCAAGTTCGTAATCTTGTGCGACCTGATACGCAATTTGCACTGGACGAATTTGTCGTTGCACATAAGTCTTGGGAGGCGATCCAATTAGAGTGGACAGCTCTGATTGCCGACCAGGAACACGTGTGGACAGATGACGCTGCTCAACAATTGAAACATCTTGTTAAGAAGGACACCATGTTGTTATTCTCCGTTGGAGATCTTCTTGAAGGCATTCGTCAGCGTGTCGCCCGTTATAGTCGGAAAATAGTTGAGCGCCTACAACGTGAGAGTGACGGTTGGTTGACGCGAGTTAAGAGTTTTTGTTCTCGAGTTGCTGAGGCCGTTAAACAACATCCGTTCATTTCGATTGGCCTCGCACTTATACCTGTGATCCTTCTCGCAGTGGGTCAGTATATGAAGAGAGGCAAGACTATTGCTGTTGGCCCTCCACTAGATCATCATCACGAAGGACTCGTGCGTGGGGAGAGAACACTCCATCGCCACGCATGTTTGTGGTGTGAGGAGGTTTTTGAGCATACTCATGTCATAAAGACAGTTCAAGAATCTATTCAATACCCACAAGTGTGTGGGAAATGTGATCGCGCTGGGGTTGTGGTGCGTAAAGGTGAACGAAACAATGAAGTTGGATTTGAGGTCCTACGTGGACACAAGATGCGTTTTGTACCGTTCAAATTTGCGTCAGAATTGAGCGGGTCTGGAGACGTTCATACAAAGAAGCGTGAAAACATACAAACTGAATTGGCTGGATCTGGAGATGTTCACACAAAGAAGCGTGAAAATATACAAACCGAACTGGCTGGATCAGGGGATGTGCATACCAGAAAGAAGGAAGCCATGAGAACTGAGCTAACTGGTTCTGGTGATTTGCATACAAAGAAGAAACAGTCTCTTTTCGTCGAACTGGACGATGAGATTGGAGATGATTATCAGCCAGTTGCTTCAGAAGATCAAATTGAAGCGCAGCTTTTGTCTGACCCAAATGCTCTGCAGGTGTCCAAGAAAATATTACACAACATGTATAACTTGGATGTGCGAAGTGAAGGGGCTTGGAAGGCGAGAATCAAGATTTGTTTCATAGTTGGACGCACTGCTCTGACAGCTGGACATCTAGCTCCTCATTTGGAGAAAGCAGATGCGGTGCGTATTTCTAATGCAACTGTCCGAGAAGGTCATATTATACCGAGGGAAAAACTCAAGTGGGTAAAGCTCGAGGGCAAAGATGGCGTCTCGAAGGATCAATTGCTCATTGTTTTCCCAAAGTCTGTACATGATCATTCTGACATTACAGGTAGCATTGCTTCCTCTGCTGAAATGACTCGGTTTAATACCATTAATGGCTGCTTGTTAGCTCCTGCTGACGGAGTGGTTGTGATGAGA